GGTCGCATAAGGCCCCATGACATTCTCGTCACGTTCAACCACATCAAGAGGGAACCGCTCGGGGAATAGAAGCTCGCCCTCGTCCTCTCTAGGGTCTTCATAGCCAAGCTTGGTCGGCATGGCACGGCTGGGGTCATAGCGCATCGGCAGCATGATGTGATCGTAGCCAAGGTTCTTATCGAGGATGACCGCTGAGATGTCGCTCTCATGCAAACGCTGCATGATGACCACGATAGCCGACTTGATCGGGCTGTTGAGACGGGTAGGGATTGCTTCAAGGAAGGTCGCCACCTCGGCCTCGCGCTGAGTATCCGACATGGCTGAACTCACGCTATGGGGATCATCGATCAGCACCCGGTCGCCACGAATACCCGTCAGGCTGGTCATGGCTGTGGCGATGCGGAAGCCACCCGCCGAGTTGGTGAAGTTTAGCTTTTCGTTCTGATCCTTCGACATCTTGACCCGATCACCCCAGCGGGTTTGATACCAGTCAGACAGGATCATCTGGCGCATACGGCGGCTATCACGGGCTGACAGGTTTTCGACCTTATGTGCGGCGCAGACATAGCGCAGGTGGGCCATGTTCTTAGGCCCCCACTCCCACGCAGGCCAGAAGACGTTCACGATGAGCGACTTCATTGTGCCGGGGGGAATGTTGATCAGCAGGCGGTTATAAGGCTTACCGCTGGGCAGCTCCTCACCATTGGTGATGGCCTCCAGATGCTCTGCGATGAAGTCGATGTGCCAGCCGTGGGTATACTCATCTCCCGGCTCAATAGTGTGCCAAGCCTGACGGATAAACTCAACGAGGCTGCGTTCACACCGAGCCTTTGAGATCGCCAGCAGGGAGCGGTCGATGTCGATCCTTTCCCCCTTAAAGATCGCAATGGTCACTCGTCATTACCCTTGGCTGAGAGGAGAGCTGCTTCTAGGAGGGCGATCTGCTCATCATCGAGGTTATCAACATCAACGACCTTGGCTTCCATCTGGACAGGGCCACCGTCTTTGCCTGTGACCTCAGTGCGGGAAGTGTCCATGTAGTCGGAGCGGAAGCGGTTCTTCACTTGGAAGATGAAGGCTGTGGAGTTGAAGTCAGGGTTCTCTCCAGTCATGCCTTTCCTACCGTGTCTCTCCCACCAGATTTGGGAAAGAAGCTCACACTCCTTTACGGCGTCACGAAAGATGGGATTGGAATGTTCCCAGTTATTGAAGGTTTCTCTACTGATACCAATGGTTAAGGCCATTTCAGCCTTTGACGCACCGTCTATGGCAACCTTCTTCATGTCCTCAAGCATCGAGGGGTCGTACTTGGAGGGCCGACCGAATGTGCGCTTAGGTGCCTGCACAACTTCGCCTACCACTTCGCTGAGAGGCTTGGCGGTATCTGGTTCGACAGGTGCTTTGGGTTTCTTTGCCATGTCAGGAATATAGCACTTCTTGGGTCATTTGTTAAGGTTTTGATCTAAATCTTGGCTTCCCCAGTCTTTTGGAGAGGTGAAAGGCTCGTCCTTTAGCTCTGGCGGGAATAGGGCAGCGCCACCGATGATGATGATCGGAAGCCCAAAAATGACGAAGGCAGCGATGATGAGAGAAATATCCATTTTTTTATTTGACCCCTGTTGACTTGGTTTATGGCATTATGCCATAGTGTGTATGTTGATGATTTAAACTAACGGAGACTGACTATGACAAACCTGACCGAAGCTACCGCCCACGCCCTCGAACTCCTCCGCGTTAACTCCGAATCCACATGCACCCGTGAAAACGGATCGCGCTGGGGTATGGTTTACCTCGACAATGCTGTCCCACACGGCTGGTCGAAGCATCAGTTTGCGGGCCACCTGTCCGACCTCAAGTCCAATGGCTTGTACCGCCCCACTAGCGATAGCAGCTTTGGCGAAGTCAAACTGGAAGATTAACCTAACGGGGGCTTCGGCCCCCACCCACCTCTGAACTGGAGATTGATCATGACTGACGCAGACCGCATCGCCCGCCTCGAAAGCCGCATCAATGAACTCAAGGGCGCTCTCGAAGAGGCCATCGAATACATCGACAACGAATCCGACATGGTCGAAGGCCCTGACGGGGACGAGCCGAACGAGGCTCTGATGTTGAGCAGCAACCTGCAAAACGTCCTCGACGGGTTCTGGGGATACTGAAATCACGATTTGGGTTCCTTAGCCCGCTGATCGAGAATAGCTCTTACCTGCCTAGCCAACTCTGGATAGGCGGGTAATTTTTTGCCTTCTCGGCACCCATGCAAGATCGTCGTATGGTCCCGACCGCAGAAGCGACCAATGCTTGGCAGGCTGTGCTGGTGGCAGAACTCCCGCGCCAATGCCCAGACAAGAAACCGAGCCTTGACGATCTCTTGGGTTCGCCGGGGACACCAGATCAAAATCCGGTCGATGCCTGTGTACTCGCAGACCAGATCGGTCAGTTCTTGAAGCCATATTTTGGGATACTCGTAAGGCTTCTCGTCCTCGAACCGGGACGAGGCCCTAGCCATTGGTGGCCGCAGTGGGTTTCCGTTCTTATCCCAGACGGTCGTAGGATCGATTTCTGGGGGCGTAGGAGGCAAAGTAAGAGCTTCTTGGATGATTGCTGGCAGAGGATTGCTCGGCGGCGGTTCTGGGGCAACCTCGGGCGCTAGGCGGCGTATGTGGGGATTACCTGCACCAATCCGATGACGTACGGCCTGATAGTGCGCTTGCATTTCTTCGACGCTCTGGAACTTCAACATCGTAACTCCGTTAAGCTGATTCTAAACTTCAAATATTTCTCAATTGCATTCGCTTTCGCCAGTACTCGTTGTTCGATAGCTGGCTGTCTGGAACCTTGGTCAGATCGCGCTCCTGCTTGGCTGGCGCTGTAGCCCTCGGATCATCCTGCCATCGGCGGTCTCGCAGCCAGTTCACAGGCGATGGGATAAACTTTGGGTCTTCCGAGAATTTGTAATCTAATAACCTATCCAAAATTGTATGGGGTTTTTCGATCTTGCTGGCCTCCTCGAATGCCCGCTCTGCTGCACCTTGGCTGATCTTGCGAGGGTAAGCATTCCAAAACTTTGAAAAAAGCTCATCGCCCTCGGTATAGGGGAGACTATTCCTCTTCCCTATACATCCTCCATCCTCCATCTGCGGAGACTTTTCCCCACTGGTTCCGAACCATCATCAGTTATCGCAACATAATTTCGCAACTCATCAGTCAATAACCCGCTTGAGTTCGGCTTCTTGGGGCGTTAAAACTTACGGAAGTTCCGAACCGCTCCGTAACTCTTGCCCGATACAGTGAACGTCTGGAAGAACCCAAGGGCCTCCAGTTCTGTCAGTAACTCGCTGACATCGACATTGTCTGCGGGGAAAATCTTGGCCTTGAGTGTCAAAGGCTTCTTCTCGAAGACACCGTCATCCCATGCCTCAGTCCAGATGCCGATCAGCAAAAGGCGAGCGTTCGGAGAAGCCTGCATAAAGGCTTCATCTGTGAACAGTCCGGGATGTATTGAACGAATGCGGCTCATCTCGTGTCCTTACAGGTTGCACGGGGAGCCAGCCTCATGGTAAACCAGAGGCTAAGTCCAACGCGCAGCGCCCTTGCGTGTTTGGTTTAGAAGCCCCAGATGGTTCGCGCCATTTGGGGTTTCGCTTTTGTAAAACTACTCTGCCTCATCGGCTTGAGCAAGTGTCCATTGCTTCTTTTCAAACATCAGCTCAAACATAGTCAGCACCGACCTCGGTATCGGGCTTTCGCCAGACAACCAACGGAACAACGTCCGAGGGTTGCAGCCACAAGCCTCGATGGCTTCCTTGTTCGAGATATTCAAATCCCAAAGCAAGATTGCGAGGCGCTTGGCCTCGGCCTTACGAGCGTCCGACATCAGTGGTGGCTCGCCATCAGGTAGCTGGCAGCAGACTGAAGATTGTGGAAGTGGCGAACGTCATCGAAGTTTGTGATCGCCCGGTACTGTACACCAGCGTCCGTTTTGATCCCGATCTTGTAGATGTGGCCGACCTGCTTCCCAAAGTAGAGAACAGTCTTCGAGCCATCATCATTGTCGATGACTTCCAACACCCGGCGGGGTGCTGGCTGCGGAGTGCGGGCCTTTGGCTTCTCGTCCATCACGATCCCAATTTCATTGGCAATATGTCGCGGTAAAGTCATGTCATTCCCCTTTATCTATTCATAAGGTGGCATCAAGCCTGTGGATTGTCAAGTAAGCGTGTCATTACGCCAGTTAGAAGATTTCTTTTTGAGTCACAGCTAAGTCGAAGTAAATTATAGCACCAAGGTTTAAAGCTTTACCCTTCTTCAACGGGCCATCAAAAATTAGGCCAAACTGGCGACCGCGTTCATAGTTCCATTGTCTGTTTAAATCATCGAAAGCATCGTAGCGAATCGGCATACCCTTGCGGGCTTCACCAAAACCGATGACAAATGGCGCACTACGCATGATGCCTTTAATGCCCGCTTTCTTGGTAACGACTTGGCGAATTAGCATTTGAACCTCCGTAGGGAAGGGAGGGGCCGAAGCCCCTCTAATTAAGCTTCGACCTGCTCGATGCGCTTGACGTAGATGGTCTCGATCAGAGCGACCTTAGAGCAAGCTGTAACCTGTTCAGGGGTCAGGAGAGCCTTCGCCAGCTTGGTGTCGAGGCTGGTACGCTCTGAGAGGCCGACAGTCACGATAGCGCGGTCGCCAACGATCTGCTCGCGGCCAGTAGCCTTGATTTCCTTCTTAACAGCATCGAGCTGGAGGGTGAGGGCTTCGATCTGTGCCTTGATGTCGGAGTAGCGGTCAGCGAGGTTTGTCATATCAAGTCTCCTAAAAATGTCCGGCGTGTGTATCTAGCCGATGACCTTTTATGGCATAATGCCCTAAAACCTGTCAACGTATTTTCGCCAAAAAAATAATTATTTTTGATCTTTTTTATAAGTGTCTAAAGTTATTAGACATTCTGGCCCGCTATCGACCCAGCGTAGGGTCATTTCCTCGCACAGGTGGTCGCCGTCGATTAGTTTTGCTTCCTGCAAAATGTCCGAAACAGCCTTTTCGAGATTGCCGAGATCGCGCCGTCTTTTATCTGGCCGCACAGCCTCAAGGATCATCGTATAAGGGCCTTCGACCTTCTTGCCCTTGCACTGCCCCACAAGCACCCATAGGGCGTGTTTGCGCCAGTCGGTGTACTTATCCGACCGATAAACCTTCCCGCCCTTACTGGCCCTCCACAGGCGGTTTACACTGGGGGGAAAGGGGAGCGTCAGCTTTAGCGACACGGCGGGCCTCTCTAGCCTCTAATAAGAGCCTCATCACCACTGGCTCAGTTAGGAGCAGCATACGGGCAATGTCGTAGGTATTGTAGCCTTCCCGAAAGAGTTCAAAGACTCTGTTGGGATTAGGCTTGCGCGGCAGCATTTTCTTCATCGAAAATGTCAGGTCGCAACTTGGCCTTTGGTACACCCGAAATGCGGGAAACTTCCCGGAGGTGCCGGATCGGAACTTTTTGCCACGCGCACACAGCCGCACGACTAATGCCCAGCTCTCTTGCGAGCTTGGACGCAAGTCCGTGGATGGCGTAGATTTCATTTAGGCCGGGGTCTCGATGTTTCATGTGAAACAATTTTGCATTTTCTGTTTTTTTTGTCAAATAGGCACTTGACGGGGTCAAGACTAGGCTTTACAAAGGTGACAGATGATCTGGAACTAAGGAGATACCAATATGTTTGAAGCACCTAAAGGCTCCCCCATCGCTGGCTGCACTTTCCTCCTCGAAGAATACGTTCTGTCCAATGGCGTCGAAGTGACGGGCGAGTTGGAAATCGAGGTTTGCCACTTGAACGACCATTGCTACATCGAATTTATGAACCTCAACGTGATCAATGAGAACGGTGAGATCGACGGCAGCTTCCACGGCGCTCGTGATCGCAATGCCACCAACGAAGCAGTGGCCCGCATGATCGAGAACGACAACGAAATCATGGGTTTTATTTATGAAGCTGCCATGCAGGCGGCTGAAGACAACGCAGATTACTAAGGGGAACTCAAATGAAAATGTCCGAATCAATTACGGCTATCGCTCCGGCCCTCGTCAAAGCTCAGGCTTTGATTGAGGGTGCGGTTAAGGACAGCAGCAACCCTGCCTTCCGTTCCAAGTATGCGGACCTGTCTGCTGTGCTGGCGGTCATCCGGGAGCCAATGGCTCAACATGATCTTTGTGTGCTTCAATCCCCGGCCCGCGCCGATGGTGGCGTAGAGGTCGAGACGCTTATCCTGCACAAGTCGGGCGAGTGGATCAGCCAAAACTGCTTCATCCCGATTAACAAGTGGGATGCCCACGGAACCGGAAGCGGGATCACCTATGGCCGGAGGTATGGGCTTATGTCCATTTTTTGCATCGGTACAGAAGATGACGATGGCAATACCGCTGTAGAGCGTGGCCCAGCTCCTCCGGCAAAGAAAGTTGTGCAGACTACACCACCTGCACAATATCAAGCCGCATCAATGGAGCGGAAAGCTCGTGCCGCCGCTGTGAAAGGCATGAACGAGTTTCGCGACTTCTACAAAGCACTGTCGCCCTCTGACCGAGAATTAGTTCAAGGCGATTTTCTTGACGAAATGAAAGAACTCGCAACGCAGGCTGACGCGGCTAAGGGGGCTTAAATGGATAACAATAGCGGTTGCGCCGTCATCCTCGGCATTTGGCTCTTTGCTGCATGGATCACGCACATTGTGGTCTGCCTTAAAACAGCCGCGTGGGGCTTCCTGATCGCAGGCGCATTGGTCTTTCCAATCGCATGGATTCACGGCACAGGAATTTGGTTTGGAGCTTGGTAGGAGGTAAAAATGGCTGATCGTTTTTCTGACCCAGATGGATACATTGGCAAGCGTCACAAGGGTAAGCGCCTAGGAAGTTTTTGGTGGTCTGAAACTTGGGGCGAAGGAGATGTCACAGTTTCCGCAGCCTTTGATGACTTAGATTCTTTTGCAAAGATTGAAGCATTGAATGATGCAATTTCTATGCTCCAGCGGCAATACGATGTTTCGTATCGCGAATATATTAAAGAGCTAGAAACGGAAGTTAAATAATATGGAACAGCGCACTGAAGAGTGGTACGCCGCCCGCCTCGGCAAAGTGACCGCCAGCCGCGTGGCTGATGTGATTGCGAAGACCAAGAGCGGTTATTCAGCCAGCCGAACAAACTATATGGCCGAATTGGTTTGTGAGCGCCTGACAGGGTCAAAGGGGGACTCCTATCAGAACGCCGCAATGGCGTGGGGGACAAATACAGAGCCTATGGCACGAGCCGCCTATGAGTCACGCACAGGTGAGCTGGTCGAGGAAACTGGGTTTGTCCTCCACGCTACAATTTTGAACAGTGGGTGCAGCCCGGATGGTCTTATTGGTGAGGATGGTCTTATCGAGATCAAATGCCCTAATCCCGCTACCCACATCGACACGCTACTTACAAAAGAAGCGCCGTCTAAATATATGCCTCAGATGCAATGGCAAATGGCTTGCACTGGTCGCAAGTGGTGTGACTTTGTAAGCTTTGACCCTCGTATGCCTGAGCATATGCAGTTCTTCTGCATTCGAGTTATGCGTGATCCTGCTGTGATCATTGAACTCGAACGCGAAGTTGAGAAGTTCTTGTGTGAGTTGGATACCAAATTGAGCCGTCTGACGGCGAATTACGGAGAGAATTAAAATGGCATACGAAATTAAAGACCTCACAGGTTCATTGTTTCGCAATGATCGTAAGACCACCGACAAGCATCCTGACAAAACAGGATCGTGCAAAATCGATGGAAAAGACTATTGGATTAGTTGCTGGGTTAAATTTAGCGATGACGGTCAAGAGCGGTTCTCTCTTGCCTTCAAGTTGAAGGAAGAAAAGGCAGACAAGCTTTATCGTGAGCCAGCGCCGCAACAGCCTACAAAATCTGCGGCTCGCAGTGTTGATATAGACGATACTATACCTTTTTGATGGAGCCTCCCGTGAGCAATCTCCCTCTCAGTGAGCAATACAGGTTGATTGCCAAGAAATGGGTTGATGCCAAAGCTGCTGCCGACTTGCTTGAAGAGTCGAAGACAGCGGTTCTCTCCCAGCGCATGATCGCGTTGGGGGAGCCTACCGTCTCGAAGGCTGAGATGGCAGTCAAGGCATCGACCGAATGGCATGAATATCTGACTGAAATGATTGAAGCCCGCAAGAAGGCTAATATGCTGAAAGTGCAACTTGAATATATTCAAATGCAATTCAGTGAATGGCAATCTTCCGAAGCTACCCGTCGAGCAGAAATGAAACTATGAAGTCGATTACCCTAACTGACAACGATATGATGATATGCCGTGTCATTGGAAACATGCGGACTATGTGTAGCCGGGCAAACAAAGTAAATGATGCTCAGGTTGGCAATCAGGACGCATGGATGACCGACGAGTGGGGTGTGATTGGCGAGTATGCCTTTTGCAAACTGCACAATATCTTCTTTGATTGTGCAGTCTCACCCCGTAGTGGTTCATATGATTGTTTGTATAAGGGTAAGCGTATCGACATCAAGGCGACTACACTGCCTCACGGTCAGCTAATCGCCGTAAATAAAAAGAACCCTGACATTGATGTATTTGTCTTGGCAATCGTAGAAGGTAACAAAGTTACGTTCCCCGGCTTCATGAGTGCCAGACTGTTTTACAGAGATGAAAATCTAAAGATACTCGGCAAGGCACCTAGAGAATCGTATGTAGTTCCACAATCTGAGCTACAGGAATGGCAATCCAGCGAAACAACTCGTAAAGCGGAGATGAAACTATGACTGAAGAAAAAACATTTGGTGGTGATACAGACACTGCATACAACTTCGCTCATCATATTTTGATAGCCGCAAGCACGATGGAGGCTGATGAAGCTGTTATGGCTGTCACATATGCGCTTTCAAAAATACTATTGATTTCCACCACGAATAAAGAAAACGCTCTTAATGGCTTGAGAGCTGTTACCGCAAGCATCCAAGAAATGATAGAAACTTTCGAGCCGGATGGTGAATATAGAGACGGCGTAATTCAATGAAGCGCAAACGCATAACAGCAAAGATGAGGGTTGAGATTTTTACGAGGCACCTTGGCATTTGCCACCTGTGCAGCTTAAAAGTTGTCCCCGGACAGGATTGGGATGTTAGTCACGAAATACCTCTTGAGTGCGGCGGTGCTGATGATGAGTCAAACTGGTTGGTTGCCCATCGGAAGTGCCATCGTGTTCATACTGCTACCGTGGATGTGCCTCAGATCGCCAAAGTCAAACGCATCAGACAGCGCCACATAGGCGCAAAAAAATCTAAAACCCCAATGCCAGCGGGTCGCCATTCCAAATGGAAAAAGCGTATGGATGGCACAGTTGTAAGGAGAGATTCGTGAGGCTTCTAATTACCATGAACATGGCATCTGCCAATGGCAATGCCGTTCACCAAATCACCGCTGAACATCCAGCGCCAAGCTTGTTGGACTTTCTCGAAGAGGTCAACGACTACGAATTTATTATGATGCACCAATACTATCGAGTGAAACAGCTCGACGGAGAAGTGGTTTGGAAAGACCGGGGGTACATCATAGTAAATACTGCACACATCGGAAAGGTGCAGGAATTTATTGAGTTTGAAGTGAAGGAAACACACTATGACGAATCATACGGACATTCTGAAACAAGCAACCAACATTCTGGGGGACCGAGGACGGAGATACGGAAGCGTCGAGGAAACTTTTGATCGTTGTTCTAAACTGGCAACGATCATACTCGGCAAGCAAGTAACGATCTACGATGTTGCGATCATTATGTCTGCTATGAAAATGGCCCGCATTCCATCATCACCAACAATGGATGATCACTACATCGACGGGATCAACTACCTTGCTTTTGCTTCTCAGTTCAGCACATCAGAGGAACAGATTAAGGTTGCTTTGGAAGAAGATATTTCAGCAATGGCTCGCAAGTTTGCTCCAAAGCGTTATGACACGCAGCAGGTCATCGACGTTCCTCAAATTATTCCAACTGAAGTGACGAAGCCGCAGGAATAAAACGAAGGTGGCGGGGAAACCCGCCGCCTCACTCAACTGGAGATTTAATATGACTACAAACAAAGAATTAACTGACCGCGACCAAGAAATCATCAAGCTCTGGGAATCTGGCCTCACAGGCAGTCAGATCGCTAAAGAGTTGTTAACTACCCGCAGCGCCATCCTTGGAAAACTACGCCGTCTTCGCTTAGACGGCCATGTTTCCTATAAAATGAACGTCAAAGTTGATCTGAAGTCGGCCACAAAAAAACAAATTAAAGAGGCTAAGTCATTCAATTTGCACAGGAAAAGCATTCGAGGTGTCTTGCCGCCCCAGCCGCTGCCGAAGCCGAGGCCGATCAAGCACGAACCAATTAAGTTTATAGACCTGACCCCGTTTTCATGCCGATACATTGTCAATGATGGTCATGCCTCGACCTTTCTTTTCTGCGGAAAGCCGAAGACAAACCGATCCTACTGCGATGATCATGCTAAAATTTGCTATGTTCCATCGAAGCATAAAGGACAAGCCGCATGAAAGATCGATTCATAAAAAGCGGCTGGCATTGGTCGTTTGGGTGGCTTCGTCGCCCTGAATTAGATGATGAAAATGGATACTGTTTTGAAGACGGAGAAGGAGACCTGATCTTCTCCCCTCGTAAAGATCACCATCTAGTCTGCTATTTGAACTGTTACGAAGACGCAAAAACAAAAGAAAAGTATCTGACGATGAACCGGGAGCCTGTCGCAGCTTCAGCTATCAGAGATAAGCGAGTTTTTTAAATGGACTTAGTTCCGAATATCATCCACTTCATCTGGCTCACGGGACCAAAATCCCGTGAGTTCTCATATATTAACTACTTGGCTGTGCGTGCAGCGGGTGTTCGTCAAAACTCAGACAAGATCATTATGTGGACCAATGACCCGCCAAAAGGAAATCTCTGGTGGGACAAGGCTGCGTTCTACTGCGAAATTCGTTCCGTAAATGCACCGGATTTCATTAACGGAACGCCGATCAACTATGTCCAATATCAGTCAGACGTTCTTCGGCTGGAAATCTTGATCGCTCATGGCGGGGTCTTCATGGACAGTGACATGCTGCTTCTCAAGTCAATTGATGATCTGTACGATGAGCCGCTGACGCTGTTTGAGGAATCCCCTAGTTCTATTGCCAATGGATTGATCTTTGCGGCCCCAAATTCGGCCTTCCTGCGGCATTGGTATGATGCCCTGCCAGAAGCCATGCAATCGCCTGTGTGGGCCTACCACGCGGTTTTGTTGCCTGTAGAGCTATCGCGCAAATATCCCAATCTGGTGCGGGTTATGGACCAGAGCTATTTCTTCCCGCTGGACCTTAAACGTAACTACTTGGTGGATGGAGACCCCTACCTCATTGAGGAAAGCATCCAGCGAATTGGCAATGCTTACGGAGTCCATGTCTATGAGACTTATTGGAAGGGCCATTTGGATAATGTAGATGAAGACTTCCTGTTGAACAGGGATACGCTCATGTCACGGCTGTTTGGATACTTAGTGGATTAAGCCCACGTTCCCACGTTGATGTTAGCGCCAGATGTGCCAATTGGGTAGATCATGAAGTAAGACCCGATCTGACCTGTATAAATCGGTCCTGTTGCCGATATTGTTGTTTGGGGGATGAACGTGCCACCAGCATTGACAGACACGGTGCCGCTGTACCACCAAAACTGATAGCTGGTTGCTGATGTCGTTGGTGTCATCGTCGTGGTGTTTGCCGCCGTCTGAATGTAACCGTGACGAGGTGGTTCGTTCGGTGCAGCAAGGCTTATTGAACTGAAATACGCTATTTGATAATAGCCAATGTTGTTCAGTGTTGCTGTGCCACCAAAGCCAGTGCCAACAGTATGAGATGTAGTTGTGTTGGTTTTAATGGCAACGTAGATGCCTTGAAACGCATACACCGTATTAGAACTAAGAGTGCAACCTACGCCTAGCCAAGCCTGTGCTGATGTGCTGGATGCCAATGCCAGCGTTGAGTTCAGTTCATAATACTGCATACCCGGAATGATACCGCGCTGTGAACCCTGCGGGGTGAAGTATTGAGCCTTGCCATCATACTCCATTGAACCAGCAGCGGCTGATGTCAGGTTCGTGCCAGACGTAAATGTCATCGGCGCAAGAGTGGTCGTTCCCGCAGGGAGCGTGACGTTTGTCACCAGACCAGTTGAGCCGTTTAAAATAATTGGCATTGGTTATCCGTTGAGGATGGAAGGCCAGACAGCCTTAAGCTGCTCTGTGGTCTGTGCCGCATCAATAGCAGGATCAGATGTCACATCGCGCAGAGCTTGCTTCTTGGCGACGATGGCAGACGTATCAGCGCCCGTTTCCGTAGCCCGCTGATAGGCAATGTCCAGTGCTGCGAACAAAGGCTCACGCGCATCGCGCATCTTGGCACGGTGAATGTCACGGGCCTTTGCCATGTTGATGGTAATCATGCCTGTGTCTCCTTCGCGGCCTGTTCAGCAAACCATGCTTCAGCGCCGATGCCATGACCGTCAGGATTGCTGAAGTCAGCGGTCCAAGCGTCAAAAAAATCATTGTCTGGAAGCTCTACCGTGTCTTCAATAAACAGGTACGGCTTACCAGCAGGAACATCCTTGCGGGCGACTTCTTCAATCGCAATCTCGCCTGTTGAGATGATCAGCGATACGCCACCTTCGTTATTTGGGTAAATTATGCGTTGGTTCATGGTGTTCTCTCAACGGAAAATGGTGACGTTCACGATAGATGGATCATAAAGCGAAGCCGATGAAGCTCCTCTTACAATAGTCTCCAACTGATACGCAGATGCTGTTCTGGTAGAACCTAAATACCCAGTTGCAACAGTTGGGTTAATTGTTCCGCTGTCATCAGGTACAGACACCACTATGTAATTAGTGTCTGGCATTGCAGTTGTTAGGTTAATTGTGTAGATACCAGTGCTGTTCCGTGTAACTGAACTTACATTCCCACTAGCCCTGATTGTGCCGCTATTGCCGTTGAAGTTCACCCACGCACGGCATCCGTAAGCAGTAGCAACAGAACCGTAGCCGCTGTTGAACTGGAAGTTTCCGCTGGCGTCAATGCGGGCTTTTTCCGTCATTGACCCAGAAGTTTTTGTTCTGAACGATATGTATCCCGCTTCAGAACCAGCCGTAGTGGTTGATGCAGCGCCAAGAATATCAGCCATAGATGTTTTGGCTGAAGATGCGTTCAATGTGCTAAAACTGAAAATGGCCCCCGCATCTGTTGATGTTGTTGCACGGGTTATTCCTGCTAGGAACGCATTAGAACTGTAAACTTCCAAATTTTGTCCCGGCGAACTCGTCCCAATCCCCACGTTGCCGGAGGCATCCTTATAAAGCTGCCCAGAACCGATGTTCATCACACTAGTGCTGCCTGTAAGGGTGCCTGTCACTGTGATGTTGTTGCCAACCGTGATGTTCCCACTGGCATCATTCACGATGTTATTCGTGCTGCCGGATGGGTGGATGATGTTGATGGTCTTGAGAGTGGACATGTTAGATCACCAATTCCGATTGAGTGGCGACAACGGTCACAGTGGCTGTCGTTGAGGCCGATCCAGCCAAGCCAGTGGCGACAACAGTCACAGAGAACTTGCCAATCTTGTCCGGCGTGAAGCTCTGCGATCCATTCAGATCAGCCGAAGCGCCGTTCACTGTCACGCCTGTTGCGTTCTCAGAGACCCAAGTCAGCACGGTTGATTGCGACAGGAAGATCGGCGCAGGAGAGAAGGATGCAGTGACAGACGGGGGAGCCGTCCACACTTGCGTGGCAGGGTTGTAGTAGAAGCCGATGCCCACTTCCAAGCCGTCAATATCAACGGTGTAATGATCAGCGGGAGGTGTCCACGGGCCAAACTCATCGTCCCACACCACTACGTTGTCACAGATGTTTGTCGCAGTTGCGATCACAGCATAGGTTGTCATGTTCGCTCCTTACGCCGGGAAGACAGTGATAATGACTTGACCAGCGCCGCCAGCGCCGGAGTTGCCAGATGTAGAACCACCGCCGCCACCAGCGGGCTGCGTTCCAGCCGTGCCAGTTGCACCAGCAGCGCCGCCGTTGCCAGCGAATGAAGATGTTCCAGCAGCCGTGTTAACTTGAGTGCAGCCACCACCACCGCCACCCCAAACTGAACTACCAGCACCAGAAGCACCACCAGTTGTACCAGAGGCTCCACCGCCACCGTGATACAATGCGTCTATCTCACCAACTCCAACGTTGTTAGTGCCGCCACTTCCTTGATACTTTTGGTTTGTTCCGTCAAAAGCAGTGCTAAAATATGGACGGCCCGGAACTGATATGCTTACCGCATTACCAGCGGATAGCTGACCACCGCCACCGCCGCCATTGCCAGCAGTATCACCACCGCCACCACCATATGCGGTTACAAGCGACCCAACAGATGTGTTGCCGCCAGCATTTCCAGAACCGTTTGTTGTTCTTGAAGCTCCACCAGCACCAACAGTGACGGTTTCTGTTGCCCCAAGCTGAGAAAGCGTAAGCCAGCGTTCATTATAGGCCCCACCACCGCCACCTGCCGCATTACTAGTATTTTTTGCACCACCTGCACCAGCACCCCAACATTGCACAAGCACACGGCTGGATGCGCTAAGTGAAGGCTTCGTCCAAGTGCCGGACGATGTGAAGGTTTGGACGTTGATGACAGAAGTTGCTGGCGTGGCGCTAGTCCAAGTCGTGCCATTGCTGGTCAGGACGTTGCCGTTCGTGCCGGGAGCCACAAAGTTAGGCGTACCCGTGCCGTTGCCAAGAACCACGTTATTAGCAGTCAGCGTAGCAAGGCCAGTGCCGCCCTGTGCGACCGTGACAGCCGTGCCAGACTGAAGAACCGTGCCATTGGCAGCAGGAAGCGTCAGCGTGAAAGTGGACCCCGTTGCGGGAACATCCAGCGTGACGGAGCCGCCACCAGTAGATTTGAGTGAAACAGGCATTATACGACCGTCCAGTAGCTTCCGGGTGAAACTGTAACCGTGACACCCGCATCAAGTGTGACAGGGCCAGCAGTCATCGCATTTGAACCAACAGGAACAGTATAGCTGTCCGTGATTGTAATGTCATTCAGATAGAAAGCTCTGTTGGTGCCACCGCCTGTAGGAACATTGGCAGAGGCCGAAACAATCCATGTGTTCGTGCCATCGCAGCCGACCAGAATGTAAGCATTCCGCTGACAAGTGACCTGTGTGCCACCCCCGCCAGAGACAATCTTGACCACGCTCTGCGTAGATGTCGTGGTCGTGTCATAAACCAGCCACTGACCGCCAACCCCTATCGGGATCGTGTAGGTCACATCGGCTGAGATCGCGCCGCTGATCTGTAGTATCAAAGACCGATACTGACTGACCGTCAGGGTAGCGGAGCCGCCCGTAGCGTTGAGGCTGGTCGTGCCGCCAAACGCTTGGTCAATAATGGACATGTCGCCGTTGACCGGGACGTTCCATGTATCAATGTAAGCGCCGTTCGCCGGAAGCTCTAGGGTTTTGTTTGTCGTAAATGACGATGGCATAGGTTAACCCTCAAAATTACGGTTTGCGACAGCTAACGCCTTCACAACATGCTCGTCAGGCGCGTTTAGAATAGCCTCAGTTTGCTTGCCAATGTTCTTTTTGGCAACTTCAGCCATGCGGATAAGGCGATCAGCCGCAGCATCATGTGATCCAATTCGACCGCCCGTAGCACGATTGATACGACCGCCGCGATTTTCTTCGCTTTGCTTTTCTTGGTCGGCTCGGAGTGCTTGGGTTGTTGTATTAAGCCTCAAGATGGCTTTGGCCGTTGTCGGGTCAGCATCCATCAGGCGGGACAGTCGAACATGATCTGCTGGCTTATCTGAAAGCATCAGCTTAACAGCACGATCTGCAATCCGGCGGCTTTGAAGCTGTTGTGCGCTTGTCAATGCAAACCCAGTAGCAGCTCCCGCAAGAATGGCTGCATAATCTTTAGGAGGCGCAAACATGGCTGTTTGCATTGCATTCATCAATGTTTCGTATGCGCCAATAGCAGCACCGCCGCTAATTCCGGCAACCCCAGCCTTATTCAACAGACCCATTCGTTCAACGGGCTTAATAGCTTGAGATGTAGCTTGGGCATTAGCAGCCATGATGCGGCCACGAATAAGGTCGTAGTCCTTCCCAAGAGCCATTTTGGCAGCATCTTGGAAGTTTCTATCCCCAACAAACTTGTTCGTTACAGAGTTCAAGCCATTTGTGCCTGAAAGTTCTGTGCCAAGTTCACTCATCCAGCCAGTGCGAAACAGTTCACGAGCCTGTGGGGACATCTGACGAAGAGCATCAACCGCTTCAGCACGGTCGATAGAGTTCATTTTTTTATAGAACTCCATGCCCCCTTCGATGGCATTGTCCTGCCCGAACAGTTCCCCGCTTGCTGCGCGAACTCGTGGATATTCTGGTACCGCATTATCCAAGTTTTGAACTAAATTCCTGCGAGCTTCTTTCAACGACTCGGCACGAAGCGTGTCATACGATTCCGTTCCAGCCATTTCCGCTTTGCGGATTTGCAGGTCCAAATCTTTTTTGACAGAATCCCAAAAAGCCAAATTTCCCGGTAAATCTTTGGCTGGTTGAGCGACAGACATTACAGGGCGTCCTGTAGCATCATACTCAAGTAGTTGAGCAGGAACTTCAGGAGTATATTTTGGTTTAACAACACCCCACGCTTGAGGAACATCTGTATTCATGATGCGATTTACGGAATTTTGGACAAACTCGTTTTCCAAAACTCCAGAGCTAAACAACCCCTTCGGGATCGAAGCAGATTCGGGTAGGGCATGAAGATCAGAATAAAAAACTGTACGAAGGGCATCGTTTTTGGGGGCGTTTATACGCAGAACTTCCCCACCGTTAATCGATCCACCCGGCACACGGGTTTTAAGGAACGACAAAACGTTTTCCTGCAAATCAGGAAGTCTCATATTGACTTTGGAACCAGCAATGTTGCCGATTGTATCGTTAAAGTCATTGACGAGTTGTTTGCCAGAAGAACCAGCTTTACCCGCTTCTTCGGCAAGAATAGATCTGACATTTGAGTTTTTATTAAAGAAATCAATCATGCGATATGGTTGACCGCTTTTTACAGCGGCCTCATATGCTTCACGATTGAAAGCCCCCGACTGAATGTCCGCATTCAATGCTGAAGAAAAAGTTTCCTTTGCAGCTTGTGAAGGCAATGCAAGATTTTTAGCGAAGTTTGTGAGACTTTGCGCCCCGAGCGTCGAAAGAACGCTAACAGAAGGCTCAAGAATCCGCTCTGCCATTGAACCCGGCTCAAGAAAATGAGTGCGTTCTTGGAGCTTTTCAGCTTCCTGACCAACAGTTGAACCGAGGTAGCCAGCGCCAAAACGTCCAGTTGCAGCCAAAACACCGCCGGGTCCGGGTACAACGCCTGTCGCAAATCGGATTTTCTTGCCAAACTCTTCTTC